CGATCTGTGGTATAGAGGTTTCCCTCTATACACACGTCCACATCTAATTGATGGTTCATTCAACCATCCAATATCAAGTTTTAGTGCCTTGTTTTACACGTTTAAATCTTTCTAGCGTTTGAAAGCAACACGCTTTAACGCAACATAGATTAACGATAATTCAAGGATAAGCTATTACAAACTAATCTTTAATTACACATTTTAGTAAAAGTTGGTAGACTTGAAAACTACCTAGAGCATTAAATTTCAATAATTACTCTTACATTTTCCAACTATTTATGCTCTTTTAGGGTTGTCAAATTTGATAACCCTTAAAATAATAAACCATTTTATTCCCTGCCCTATTTCAGGCGATACACGCCCTAAAATAAGTAGATCCTTCTGCACATTCAAAGTTTCAGAAGCAAATCAATGAACTAATTGGCTTAAGAGTTTAGTCAGACTCTTATGCAGCGCTACTGTCGATATGGCCTTATAACGATATTCGACGACTGGTTTTTAACCACATTTTACCAATAAAATGGCGAAATGCTTAGCAGCCTGAGCTAAGCATTGCGAGACTATACGGAAAGGCTCACAATTAAAACGTTCTCTATGAACATTGAGGCTGGTACCCGAAGACAAGTACCCATGCGACCTGTGTGTCTATCACCAGGTTATGTAACAGTCCACAAAAACTGTAGCATGAAATTTTTGTTTAAAATTACTATTATTTTTATTATCATTGGTTTAACCAATTCCGATGATGTCCCTTTAACCCGAGCACAAAAGGTTGCTGCTATACGCGCAGCCCATAATGCCAAACTTGGTTTAACTGAACCACCTATAAAACTCTCTTCACTTATTGAAGGAGTTTTACCTATTGAAGGAAAAATTGATGTTCCTGAACAAACATCAATTGAAAGTACATCAGACTGTGAGCTTTCTTCTCCAAAAGGTATCCAATATCAAGTTGTCAAACCTGTTCATAAATATTTGAGAGGTCCTAGCCAAGTTGAATACGATACCCTTGCCCATCAGGTTGTCATGTATGTCACATTTTTCGGAATTGTACTTGTTTTTCGAGCAATTCGAAAATATATGACAGACAACGGTATGGAATCTGTTTTCAAAGAAATTTTAACCACTAAAGACTTTATGTCTCAAAGTGAATATTATGTTCAGAAAACAGCCCAACGTACACGTAGAATGCGAGAACTTAAAGCATCTATGCGTAAAAGCTTAGCATTAGCTCAAAAATCTCAACGTGAAACTTTTTACCGTCCAGGTAAAACTAAACGTTCTCGTCTTGCGCAACAATTTGCATCACAATCATTTGAATATTCTCTTTTTAATTTAGAAAAAGATTTTAATTTAACAGTTAAAAATTTGATTGAAAATTTTGCATTATTGATGTTAAACCTCACCCAATGTAAAACTTCTTTAAGTGTATTAGGTGTTGTTACAATGTATTTAAAAACAATTTACTCTTGCTCCATTACTGATCAAATCTTTATTGGAGCTCGAGATTATTTTAAAAATCTATTTGACGTTTCTTCTTTTACATCACAAGCTGAAGGTAATTTTTATCAATTTATTGAAGCTTGTAATGCCATTCTTACAGATTGGTCAGCATTTAAAACTTCTCAATTTTCTGAGAAAATTTTGGAATTCTTTGCATACATTGCATCCTCTTCTTTATGTGCTGGCATTAACACTTTAGAATTTAATATTTTAGGATTTAGAGTTTTTAATAAAGCTTTATCTCGAAAGAAAGCAAGCGCTATAGATTTTATTGAAGTTGCATTTTCCACAGTTGTATTTCTTTTAGATAGTGGCTACCAAGCCTTCTGTATGAAAGGTACTGCAACTGAAAGAGCCGAACGTTTCTTCTATGGAGATTCAACACACACAGAATATGAATCTGAATTTGCATTTTTAAGTGCTAATATTCTTTTAATTCAAACTGGTAATCTTGCTGATTTACCTTGTACTGAATCCGAATTCGAAGATCGTCTTTGCACTCTATTATCTAGAACAAAAGATATGATTAAACTATCTACTAAATCCATGGACAAAACTATTCTTACCAATCGTTTAATTCATTTAGAACGTATGAAAATCACTTTAATTGGATATCAAACACGAGGAGACACCAAAATTAAACCTTATACTGTTTTAATTACTGGACCTACTTCAGTTTGTAAATCTCGTTTAACCAAACAGTTAAATCACGCTATTTGTTTAGCTAATGGATTCCCAACAGACACTAAATATATTTCAACTATTAAAAGTTCTGACAAATTTGATTCTAATGTTAAATCAAGTGATGTTACAATCATTATTGATGATGTAGCAAATACACACGCTAATTTTACCACAGAAAATCCTTTGAGACCTGTCATTGATATAGCCAATAATGTGCCTTCGCAAGCACTTAAGGCTGATGTCGATTCCAAAGGTTGTGTTACTTTTAGAAATATGTGTTTATTTATCACTTCTAATTTAGATGATATGGGAGCACGAACATTTTCACACGATCCAGCATCTAATATGCGTCGAGCTGACTTACATATTAAAGCTGGTGTACTACCTGAATATCAAGTTGAAGGATCCTCTGCTGTAGATACAACAAAGATTCCAGGCGATGATATGATTAATATCTGGAACCTTGATTGTCGTACTATTAAAGTTCATCCTAGACCAAACCAAGCGGCTACATATTCATATGCACCAGCTATACATGAAGATAAGGAACTTATGGAAGTTAATTTCTCCGACATTTTACCTTATGTTATTGCTGAATCTAAAGCTCATTTTAGTCGTCAAAGAAGACTTGTAGAAAATGAAAACAATATGAGTTCTATCAAATTTTGTGAACATGGAACATTTCCAGATTTTTGCCAACATGGATGCAAGAAATTTAAATCACAAGGTGCTGTATTTATTGTATATTCACTTTTTAAATATACTTGCTTATTTTATTTATTAGCTGCAATTATTAAAGCTCAAAAATTTATCATGTGGCTTCCACGTTCTTATACACTTTTAGATCGTGCTGTCACCATATGCAAAAGAGTCTATTATGGTGGAACTTTGGTGCTTGTTCTTTTATTGTTGCTATTTCAACTTAAAATTGTTGCATTAATTGTTCTTATTATAACAGGTTCTACTTTTGTTGCTACATGTGATTATGTACCACATCAAATGCGTGTTGTGGAACGTATAGCCAATCATCCAGATTTCTTACGAAATTGTTTACGTGATATAAGAACATATCATTATCCGCGCCCAATGCTTTTTAAAGCACTATTAGGTGCATTTGTATCAATGTCCGTTGTTATGGCTATGAGATCCTTTTGGAAATCATTTGAATCACAAGGATCTTTACAAAGTGTTCCACAGCCTATGAAGAATGAGAAAAAGACAGTTTGGAAACCAATTGTACGCACTCGTTTACCTCTTGCTCGCCAAACGCGAACTCGAGTTCTTGATGAATTATTAACTGTAATTTCAGAAAAAGTTGCATTTGCAGATTTTAAACGTTCTGATGGAACTGGAGCTCGTTGCGATATATTTCCTATATGCAACACTCTTTGGCTTGTTCCAGGTCATATGCTTAAGCCTGGTGTAACAACTGTTTTAACAGTTACTAGAGTTGAACCAAACACTGTTGGTCCTAACTTTAAAGCTGTTGTTAATGCTGAATGTATTTACAGAATTCCAGGTAAAGACTATGCACTTGTAGATCTACCACAAGGTGGCCCTAACAAGAATATGTTGTCTTATTTACCTGAAGAAGAACTTAAACGACCATTTAATGGTTACTTAATTCATAAATCAGCATCGGCTGATGTTAACATTAGCAAATTATCAGCTACTGTAAGAACCACTCATGTTAGTGATAACATTATTCTTGAAGGTCATCAATATAAGTTATCATTTGATACTTTTGATGGACTATGCATGGCACCAATTATTGCTGATGCTCGTTTTCCTTATATTGCAGGATTTCATCTTGCTGGAATACCAGGATCACGAACAGGTGCAAGCGCTGTTATTTCAGCCGCTGATTTAAAACCTGCTATCAAATCATTCAACTTTAGCTTTTTAAGTGAAGGTACTTTATCAACCGAAATGATGGGTGTGGAAACAGGCCCACTTTCAGAACCATCTGATAAAAGTCCTACTCGCTTTTTACTTCAAGGTTGCATTTTCATTTATGGACAACATGCTAAACCAACGCGTCATTGGAAATCTCGTGTGATTACCACCAAAATTTCTAAAGATGTCGAACGTGTTATGGGTTTACCAAAATTACATGGACCACCTAAAAATATGAATTCTTATAAGCCATGGCAGGTAGATCTTAATAATTGTGCCAATACTAATGGCATGATGGATCCATCACTAATTGCAGCAGCTGAACTCGATTATGAAATTTCAATCAATGAAACTCTTCAAGCAAATCCACAATGGAAAGACATGATACATGTTTATACAATTGAAACAGCTGCCTCTGGTGCAGATGGAGTTTATTCTGTTGATAGAATGCCAATGTCTACTTCTACAGGTTGGCCTTACAATAAATCAAAAGCCGATTTTGCCACTCTTGGAGAAGCCAAGATTGAGGGCATAACTGAAGTTGTACAATTTGATTCTTCAATTATGGATGAAGTTAAGCGCATCAAAGCTTGCTATTTAGCAGGTGATCGAGCATATCCCATCTTTAGAGCTAATTTAAAAGATGAACCAACTAAATTAACAAAAGATAAAGTTCGAGTTTTCGGTGGTTCTTCTATTGCATTCTCACTTATCTGTCGTCAATACACTCAATCATTTATTCGATTTGTTCAAAATAATCCACTAGCACTTGAATGTGCAGTTGGTTGTAACGCCTATGGTCCAGAATGGACTATTCTAGTAGAACATATGAATAATCATGGCCCAGATAGAACAATTGCTGGCGATTATTCGGCATTTGATTCCAAAATGGGCATCCAAATGACACAAGCTGCATTCCGTATTATTTATAATATTTGCGAATGGCAGGTTATGATCATGAAGATTTAATGATTTTGAGAGGTATTGCCACAGATATATGTTTTCCAATATATGAATACAATGGAGAATATATAGGAATGATTGGTACAAATCCATCAGGTAATTCTTTGACTGTTATCATTAATAGTATGGTTAACAGTATGTATATGCGTTATGCATATTATGACATTTTTTGGTCTAAATTAGGTCAATTGCCACCATTTAATGAAGTTGTTTCTTTATTATGTTATGGTGATGACAATAAAATGTCTGTTAAAGAAGGTTATGATGAATTTAATCATACTTCTGTTTCTGAATCTTTATCGGCTATTAATGTAATATACACCATGGCAGATAAACAAGCAGAATCTGTACCTTTTATTAATACATCTCAAGCATCTTTTCTTAAAAGAGATGCTGTATGGTGTGATGAAATAAAAGCTTACAAAGCACCATTGGAAGAGGCTTCGATATGTAAAAGTCTTCATACAGTTTGTAAATCTGATTATTTATCTATGGATGAACAATGTGCTGAAGTCATTAGTAATGCAAATCGAGAATACTTCCAATATGGGCGTGAGAAATTTGAAAAGCGTCATGCGCAACTACGCATGATTGCTACAGCAAATAATCTTATGCCATTCCTTGAAAATCGTTTTCCTAGCTATGATGAATTGTTAGAGGGACGATTATCCATGGAGCGGTAGCTCCATACCGGTCCGGACCCATCTGGACCATAAGCTAAAACTGGGTGTAACAGTGTGATCACTGATCCTGATGAGGCTATAGTTTTGCGCCTTGGGGAATCAGAAGCTGCTGTTGTAATCGGCCCTTAGATGGAACTACTATTTAGTAGGGTGTTGAGCCGAGCACATCCAAGCAACACTCGCTGCACATATTGAGTTTATATGTGTAGATGCGTTACTTAACTCGCTAATACAACAACAAAAATAACTACATCCTGTACATTACAGGAAACAACTGCTTTCCATGATAATGATAATCAATGGAAGTCTGGTATCAAAAGTGAATACGATTCAACTTTTGAAGAAGGTCATTTTTCTGATGCCACTTTAGGGCGATTCCTTGAGCGTCCTGTCAATATAGCCACATATTCGTGGGCTGTTAATGACGAAATACAACAAGTTTTTAATCCTTGGTCTCTTTTCTTTGATAATCCAGCTGTTAGGAAAAGAATTGATAATTTTTTCCTTTTAAGATGTGATTTAAATGTAAAGATTTTGATCAATGGTACTGCTTTTCATTTTGGTAGGGCTCTTTGTTCTTATGAACCATTGTCTCACCATAATCAAGCACAACATATTGTTATTGGCAGTAAGACTAATCTTATTGCTCAATCTCAACGTCCTCATATTTTTCTAGATCCATCACAATCTCAAGGAGGTTGTTTATGTCTTCCATATTTCTTTAAACGTAGTTTTTTAGAAATACCTGTTGAAGAATGGAGTGAATTAGGGGACATGACTATTTCATCTTTCACCACATTGAAACATTCAATGGGTGGCACTGATGATGTTACGGTCAAAATTTTTGCTTGGGCTTCTAACGTCGTCTTATCGGTTCCTACTGTCTCTAACACTGCTTCTTTAACAAGAACGTCAGTTGAAACATTTGTTTCACAAGCTGATGAATATAATGAAGGTAGAATATCAGGACCCGCTTCTGCAGTTGCTCAAGCTGCAGGTATGCTATCATCTGTACCAGGTATAGGTGTTTACGCTACAGCAGCAGGTTTAGCAGCCTCCGCTGTTAGCTCAATTGCTAGACTTTTTGGTTGGTCTCGTCCAGCTATAATAAGTAACATTTCCTATATGAAACCTAGAGTTTTTGGTAATGCTGCTAATTGTGACCAAGATGAGGCTGTTACCAAATTGACTGTTGACAGCAAATGTCAACTGACTGTAGATCCTCGAACAGTTGGATTGGATGGCACTGATGAATTAGATATTAAATATATTGCCACTAAAGAAAGTTACTTTACCCAGTTTTTATGGACCACTGGTGATGCACCTGGTGATTCATTATTTGAATGTTATGTATCTCCTGTTCTTTTTGATCAGTCCAGTTCAGGCATTTATCAAATGACACCAATGTGCTTCGCTGCGTTGCCATTCAAATATTGGAGTGGATCTATTACATATCGATTCCAAATTGTTGCATCACAATTTCATAGAGGTCGTTTGAGATTCACTTGGGATCCAATAGGCTATGATCTTGTAGATGCTACTCATACTTACAATACTGCATATAATCGTATAGTAGATTTAGCTGAGGAAAGAGATTTTGAAATAACAGTTAATTATGCTATGCCTGATTCTTATCAAGATGTAGATCATGGTGCAATTGCTAGTGAGCAAATTCCTTTTACTAGCAGTGGCTCTTTATCTGCCCATAATTATAGAAAACATAATGGTACATTTGTAATAGCTGTTGTCAATGAACTGGTAGCTGCTGACAATACTGTCAATAATGATATTATGGTCAACTGTTTTGCACGCGCTGGAGATGATATCGAATTTAGAGCACCATGTCAAACTGTTGTGCCTTATCTTTCTAATTTCATGCCACAGAGTCAAGAGTATAGTCATTATGAGAAATATTCTTGGAAATCCCAGGGAGATGAAGATGAAGTATTGCCTGTTAATCCATTAGAAAACAAACCAGAAGGTGCAAGCCCAATTCAGGAAATTGGAACATCATTTTCAGATCAAGATAAGAAATCTTTAGTTTTCTTTGGTGAGAACATTACTTCATTCCGCCCTTTGCTTAAAAGGTATAATTATTGTATGCAACATTATACAAAATCACTTCCTTCAGCCAAGGTAGCTACATGGTTAATTCATACAAGACCTTTTCCATATTATGCGGGATATGATCCTAATGGTATTCATCAAACAACTGATGGTGTTAAATATAATTATGTTAAGCAGACATTGATGAATTACCTTACACCTGCATATGTGGGTCGAAGAGGATCAATTCGCCGCAAATATGCTATTCTCCGTTCAGATCAAACCTCTCTGGGTGGTATTCTTAGTGTGATGCGATCATTCGTAGCTAATAGTTATTCAGCTACTTGGAACAAGGTATATAATTCAACAGAATCTGACATTAAAGCTGCAAGTAATTCCATGATATATAATTTTACAGGATACAACGGTAACAATGTTGTCTGTTGTGCTCAATGTCCAGTGAATGAAGTGGAATTTCCATATTATAATCGTCATAGATTTTCATTTGCAAGACAGCTAGATATTAATCGTGGATCATCTTCAGATGATTCTGATATTGATTCTGTTAGAATAGAACTTACTGACACACCTACAATATGCAATATACATGATTATGTTGCAGCAGGCGAAGATTTTCAATTGTTTTGGTTTTTGAATGTGCCTACAATGTATTGGAATGTTTTACCGACACCAGGTTCTTTTTCTCTTTCTACTTTTTCATTTAGTGAAGTGGTGGCATCTGCAGTTTCGGAAGGACAAACATATGCTGACTATTTGGTTAGTCAGGGAATAGATCATAGTCAAATTACCATTTCTAATGCTGAAGTTGTGGCTAGAGCTTCAATAGCAGCCACGTCAGAAGTACAGTGGTTAGATGATTATGGTTTAAAACCATCTAATATTACGGATATCACTATCACAACATATAGTGCTATTAAAATATTAGCTGATGCTGCTTCTCAAACTGTGCTTGCATATTTGACCATTCATCCTATTGATAGATGGACAATTACAATATCACAAGCAGTTCTTACTGCAGCAGCTACAGCAGCAGGACACTCTGAAAGTGTGTTTTTATCACTTTTGAGTATGATGTCAACTGTTAATGTAGTTGACCCTTAAAAACCCATACTCAGACATTTGTAAACTGTTTACACAAATGTTTGTTTAAATAAAGTTAAACAGCGGCGGATATAATTCTTAGTTTTGATGAAATTATATCATAAACGTCGAAATACGATCAAGACAACTAGGAAACTAGTATAAAAATTAACCCTCCTGTCTCGTGGAGGTGGGCTAAATTTATTTATTGGCCTTCGACATGAGAATTCAATTCTCTGCGTCTTTCTATAAGTGACGTTAACACTTTTCGATCTGCGCAGGGATGCACAGTGAATTTTTTTATGTAAGCGTGACAAGTTTTAAAGATGGAGTCGTTAATTGTAATGCCGGTCCGGACCCATCTGGACCATAAG